TGGATAGTAAAGCTAAATAATGACTCAATCTAAATTAACTGCTCAGCAAGCTATAAATAAATTTGTCAAAAAGAAGCAAGATAGACAAAATAGACAAATAGTAATGCTATGTAAAACGAGTAATATGTTATTTTTTGCATGGTTTTTGTGGTGATACTACAGCCGCAACTTGGTGCGCAGGAAGACTTTTTATCAACTGAAGCAGATATATGCATCTACGGTGGCGCGGCAGGGGGTGGCAAGTCATTCGCATTGCTATTAGAGGGGTTACGCAATATTGATAATCCCAACTTTAATGCAATGATTTTTAGACGCAATAATACTATGATTCGCAACCAAGGTAGCTTGTGGGATGAGTCTATGTCTATGTATATGACAATTGGAGGACACCCCCGTCAACATATGCTAGATTGGACTTTTAGAAGTGGGTCGAGTATTAAATTTGGGCATTTAGAACATGAGACAACAGTATATAATTATCAGGGTAGTCAAATATGTTATTTAGCATTTGATGAACTTACTCATTTTACACAGTCCCAATTTTTCTACATGCTATCACGTAATCGCTCAGTCTGTGGCGTAAAGCCTTATATTAGAGCTACTACAAACCCCGACAAAATAAGTTGGGTTAGAAATATGATTGATTGGTGGATAGGTTCGGATGGCTATCCAATCCCTGAGCGTAGTGGGGTATTGCGGTGGTTTGTGCGCGATAAAGGTGAAATAATATGGGCAGATACAGCGGAAGAATTGCAGCATATAGCAGAGCCAAAATCATTTACTTTTATACCTGCAAAATTATCAGACAATCAAATACTAATGCAAAAAGATCCAAGCTATTTATCTAGTTTAATGGCTCAAAATACAGTGGAGCGGGCTAAACTTCTTGATGGCAATTGGGATATCGACTATAGCGATTATGGCGTTGTATTGACTCGCCATGATTTTAGCAGATACTCACTATCTGAAAAAATGAAAATACCAGGATTTTTTAGTGAAAGTTATTTTGTGCTTGATGGTGCAAGTCGGACTAGTGAAGCCAACGATTATAGTGTACTTGGATTGTGGGCTAGGGGTAAATTTGATCAACAATGGTATATTATCGACTGGCTACGAATACGACTGCAAGAGCCAGACTTGGAGCAGGCAATAATAGATAAATGGCATTATTGGCGAGACGTAAGATATAATAATACTATTATATTTACCCCAAAAGGTGTTAATATAGAGCGTGGAGCCTGCGGTATTGGTATGATGCAAAGATTGCCGCGCAAAGCTATACCGTGCTTTGAGCTTGAACCAATAAAAGATAAATTTTATCGTCTTAATGATGGGCTAGGTATTATAAAAAGTAAATGGGTTAATGTGCCTGATGATGCAGCTTGGGCTAATACATTCTTTGAAGAATGCGAATGCTTTAGAGCTGATATGAAGCATGTATTGATGGCTGGTGAAATAAAGCCTCACGACGATCAAATTGATAATATGGCATATGCTATTAGCTCACAAGTTAATCAAAAAGCAGCTATTGAAGTATATAAAAAACCACAACAACAAAAACCTAGGCATGGGCTGTGGTTAAATAATTAAAAAGGTAAGAAAATGAAAATCATTCCTAATTATCATGACTACTCTGTAAAACTAGAGAATAAATATCAAGATGAATTATTGGCGTTGTTAGGTATATTGCTAGTACAGCTAAATGATGTTAAAACCCTTACGCCTGATGTTATAGACCAAATTATAAAACAGTGGAGGTTGCAACATTGGGAAGATCTAAATGCTATAAACAAATCAACATTAATTAATTTAGATAGTTATATTAATAAAATTATAACCTCCCCAAAACTTGCAGTAATCCCTTTTACATCCAAAATAAAAGAGGTGTTGGCTAATTTAATAAAAAAGTCACAGGTAGAATCACAAAACGCTGAATTAATTGTAAAACTATTTGATGCTAACAATCAGATGCTTAATATAACTATTGATTATATAGAGTCAAAATACAAAGAGCTATCAGTGTTAGAAAATACATATAACTATGATAAAGAGCAAAGTAATTTATTTTTAAATGAGTTGGCTCAATCTGTAGAGCATAAAATAATTACATTTGTCACGCAATCTACAATAAACAACATGCGAGAATTATTATTTACTACAGCTAAACAACAAAAATATACCGAATATTATTGGCATACGCAACGTGATAAGCGTGTTAGACCTAGCCACGCAGCAATGGACGGCAATTGGTTTAGACTAGATGACAGAAGCCCTCAACCAGCTAAGTATCAACCTGGCGAGGATTATGGTTGCCGATGCTATAGTTCAATGTTTAGGTAAAAATAAAAATAAAATAAAAATATATTTGCTTTTATACAATAACTTATGGTAAGATTATCCCAATAATTATATATAACTATTATTTCAACACGCAGTGATTGCGAGTAGAAAGTCCTAAAATTGGCAGCCAATTACATTAAGCACGACCGTGAAGTTCCAATGGAACATCTTACAAAATACGGTAAGTTTGCTACTCATGATTTAGAAGTACCTGTTTTATTAGCGTATGAGTTAGGAACTATACCTGATAAAAACGGTACAATGGTAAAGATAGATAAAAACTTTATTAATACTTTATTAAAATTAACTAATGAGTATATTCACAAAAAACATAAAAACCCCTTTGCTATATTTAAAAAATCTTGGAATACGCCAGTTGACCAAGCCCGTTCGATTCCTTTAATTAAAAATCACGATACTAGCGATGTAGATAACACCGCAGGACATATAAGAGGATTATTATATACTGAAGAAGTTGAGGGGATATTGTCACTTTGGGGTACTGCAGTAATTACTCAAATTGAAGATAAAATCGCTGCTGAGAGCGGTAAATTAAACACTACATCTCTTGGTACTCGTGCAGATGGTTCAATAAAAGAAGTAAGTTTTGTTATAAACGAAGCAATACAGCATGGTGGATTAGCTATGTCAGAATTTGTAGAACCTTCTCAACAAATACCTACCCATGCACCAAGTCAAGAAGAAATAGCATTATCCGAACAAATTCAAAATTTGCAACTAGAAGAACATCAACTAACTACAATCACAATCCCTAATCATATTACATTATCAAGAATGATAAGAACAGGACGTATAGAACCTTGGAAATATGACGACCTAATCAAACAAAACCCCGAAGTATTACAGCTTATGGAACATGCTATGCCTAGCAATAAACTTGGTATAGTGTATGGTACAAATATGTCTCCTCAAAAAATTAATCCTAAAGATGCATCTGACGCAGTCATTGAAAAAGCATTGGTTAAGCATAATGCTAGAACTGGCAAAACATCATCTAAAGATATAGAATCTAAAATAAAAGAACAAGAAATTATTAGACAAGGTCATTCTTTCGAGGAGGTAAGAAAAAAAGAGTTAGAACATATTTTAGAACTGGCAGAGTATTCACCAGAAGTAGCTAGAAAATATATAGCTGTGGAATTAGGAGAATCAATTACAACCCCAGAATATCAAGATAAGTATTTAACTGAATATCTTAACAAATCCAAAGAACTTAAACAGAAATTAAATAACTTACAAATTCAATTAGGAGAGTTTAAAAATGACACAATTATCTGAGCGTGCAAAAGCCATAATTATAGAAATAGAAATGGGCGAAGAAGATGCTCGTAAAAAAGAAAAAGAGAAAGAAGCAGAATTTGCTAAAAAAGAAAAAGAGCTAAACGAAAAAAAAGAAGCTAAGAAAAAAGAAGAAGAAAAAGAGTTCGGAGAAAAGTTTGGCAAATACTTCGGGGAACATTCCAAAGATATGAATGATAGAATGTGCGCTCTTGAAGAATCAATGAAATCTGTTGTTGCTATGTCTGAAAAGATGATGGCAAGTAAAAAAGAAGGAGAATAATTATGTATCAACCATTAGACGCAGAAACACTATCTTATGCATCAGTATATAATATAGTACCGTGGACTAAACAAGGCACAGCATTTTTAGTAGGTGGTTCATTTACTACAGTATCTGGACAACCTAGTTTACAATTATTAGCAAGTTCTAATACAACTCAAGGATATTTTAATGGTCAGATGTTAGCTAGAGCTAGTGGTGTTAAAGCTGATGCTTCTCCATCAGGGTTAACCGCTGGAGCATTAATTAACTTTTCTCCTACTTCTCCAAGTGGTGACACAGGTCAAATAATTTGGAATGGTATGATTATTATAGACCCTGCATTAAAACAACCGTTGCCATTACTAGACCCAGTTACAGGTAACCCTTTTGTATATCCAGGAACTATTCAAGTTGCATCACAAATGCAAGGGTGGGTAATTCGTCAACAGTATTTATATTGTTCTGGTACTCCTGCAACCGATGCTATATTGGTGGATACGGCTGTTACAACTACTACTGCTGTACGTACTTTACAATCTCAAACTATGAATTCTAGCAATGCGTTAGAAACTATTTTTGCATATTAAAAAGGATACAAAAATGCAACATACAATGTCAGGAAGTTATGACGCTAATGCTGTTATGCCTGTCCAATTTAAAACAAATATAGCTAAAGAGCAGCAAGAAATTGTTGAAAGATGTTTAGAATTTGGCGAAGCATTAAAAGTAGAACCAAGTTTATCTGGTAAAACAGATAAATTACAAAAATTAGCACAAGGTTTAGAATTTAGCGAATCAACAATTGGGAAATTAGCACAAGATTTGGAATTCAGTGAATCAACAATTGGGAATATCCAGTTGGCTTCTACTGATGTGACTACTCCATTTGTGGGTAACTGGACAGCTGGTACTTTAAATATGTTAATCCAAGAGGTTGGTTCAAGCTTAGAAAAAGATACATTATTGTCTATGGCATTCCCAGATAAAGCAATTCCAATGTATAAAGTTATTTTAGACCGTATTGTTGGTAATACAGGTATTGCACCTGAATTTGGGGGTAACAACTCTACATTACCAACAATTAGACCTTTAGATACTTATGTGTTAGAGTATCAACCAGGGTTATGGGGCGGACGCATTTCGTTATCTGCTCAAGATATTATGTTTGCTAGAAAACGAGGTAATGTAACTCTTGATGATAGAGGAATTGGACAGTTAGTTGCTTATAATACTGTTAATGGTGTTACTCAAGTAATGACTCGTAAAAAATATTTATTAAACCAAGCTATTTTCAATAATGGATTTAGTTACAATGGTGCTACTATCAATTCAAACATTCCAAGTGGTAACTATGTTGCTATGTATGAATCAATGGGTACATTAAATGCGGACGGTTCTGTAACATATTCAAGCAGTGACCCATATTACACTCCATTTATTGCTATCACAAACATTCTTAACAATCCTATATTTTTAAAATATCGTAGATATATTCGTGGTATTGTTTGTAATGGTGCGGATTTACAAGCAATGATGAATCACCCTAATGTTAAAGCTGTAACTAATCTTATGATGGCTGCGGGTACTTCTTTGGGTAGCAAAAAATTATCAGTACAAGTTGGCGATATGGTAAAAGAACTTAATGCATACTATGCACCTAGTTTTGAATTCCCATTGTTAGCTGATGATGATGTTTGGGTACAACAAAATGCTGATGGTACTACTAAAACTACACCAAATAATGCTACAAATGCAACTAGTGCGCAACAATTTTTTGTTCCTCGTGGCAAAATGTATGTAATGTTAGATTTAACTTCAATGGGTGGGCAAAATGGTGCATTCCATTTAACATATAATCAAATTGACCCTAATCAAGACGCTCCAGCAATGGGATTATTTACTGGTGTGTTTAATCGTAATTTAAATAACTCAGACCAAGTAAATAGAATTGATATAGCTGTAGCATTGAGTGGCGCACCTGCAATATATATGCCAGAATCACAATTTATCTTGACTGGATTATTTTCGAACGTATAATAGGATAATAAAATGGCAGTTCTCCCTTCTCCACAGTATATTGATTATACTGAAAACGTATTGCCATTAATTGGCACAGATAAGATATTAGTAAGTGATTCTGACTCAACTGGTATACCAACTTTAGAAGCGGACCAATTAATTGCTTCTGGTGAAAGTATAGTACTTGAGGATTTATCACCTTATTATGTTACTGTGCCTGCATTAATTACAACTACTGGGGGTACTTGGGAAAACTTGCCTGCACAAACGTATTCTTTTATTTACAACATGTTTGTATATCAAGCAGCTGTACAATTAATCAGAGCATTTATAGAACGTAATACTGATGCAGTGCATACTTTAAGCAGTTACGTAGATTATTACGATATGCAGTATGCACGTCATTTAAATAGAATGGTTGACTTATTGCCTAACGGCGCATATAAATATCAGCTAATTGGGTTACAACCATTAAATACAGGAATCCCACGCACCCCAGCATCATATGCCCGCACTGGTCGTATTGGAGGTGCTAATAACTATGTTGGTGGACAATTAACCAATCCTCAACGCAATTTTGCTAATGGCATATGGAGATGGTGGTAATGGCTAGACAATTAAAAACATTAGTAAAAGATACCAAACAAAAAATTGTATCAGTTCATAAGCCAAAACCCAGGTTTGAAATATCTAGCGTTATAGATGAATTCCAGGGTATGAATGAAAATCTAATCGTAAATGATGGATATTCAAACATTGACGGTACATCTAATCCTTATCAATTCAATTTATTTTCGGATTTAATAACTAATCCTTCATCTGTAAGCATTAGTGAATTCCAAAAAATGGTATATACCCAACCTATCATAGCAACTGGATTAACCGTATTAATTAATCTTGTAATTAATGAGATTGGTCCATATCATCATAAAAATAAAAAACACGAAGAATTTATTCAAAATATGATTGATAACTTTACTCGTCCTTTTCATGATATTTTAAAAGATATGTTAACTGCTATTTGGGCTGGTTTTTCAATGGGTGAAAAACGATATGGCAGTGATGGTAGATATGTAACAGTTTTAGATATAGAGCCACGTCCTGCATCTTCTATTATATTTAGAGTTGATTCACAAGGACATTTAAAAGATGACGGGATAATACAATATTACTTTAATAATCTATGGACTGGTTACGGTAATTTATTAGCATTTAATCAAGTTGGAGCAGACGGTAAACAACAACCTAATCCATATGCTAGTCGTGGTGATTTTGATTATCCATGGCGTACTGTATGGGCGCAACCAATAGGTACAATAATGATACCTAAAAATAAATGTGTGCATTTTGTATATAAAGGTTTAGATGGTTTAACTTCACCTTATGGTAGAAGTTTATTAAGAGCAATCTATAATTATTATTTAGCACAAACTCAAATGCTAGGCACTACCCTTAATGCTGCTAATTCTGCGGCACAACCTATTCCTGTGATTGTTATAGATCCAAACCAAACAACTTTGGCAGATGGCACAAATGTATTAGATGATATAGGGAATCAATTAGAACAAATGAAAAGCCCTGGGGGGGCTAATTATTTATTAATGGCTGGTAAAAAAGAAAGTATTATAATTGATAAATTAAATACTGCAATTGATTTAGATAAATTTGTAAATGTTAGTAATTATTACGATAAATTAATGTTAACTGGCGTATTATTCCCAGGAGAATTAGCAGGATTATCAGACAAAGGAAGTTACGCATTGGGTAAGACCCAACAAGATTTGTTAGGGCGAAATGTAGCATCAATTGTTGATTCGTTAAAATCATGTTTAATACAACAATTAGTAAAACCATTATTAGAATTAAATTTTAATGAAAAAGACGATTTTGGTAGTTTTGGTGAAAATGAAAACGTTGCAGAGGATATATCATTAAATTTAGATAAAATTAATGCATTAAGATACGAAGGTATAAAACTAAAACCAGAGGCTATTATGGGCATGATGGATATTTCAATGGATTCTGTAGAGTCTTTTAATAATCCTATAATAGATACTAACCCACCCGAAACAAACAACGGGGTGAATGCTAATTTTAGTCGTGCTATGAATAGTCAAGGTAGATAACATGCAAGCAATAATGAAATCAGCAACACGAAATACAGAAGATGGAAGAGTTAAAGTAACTTTATCTACTTCTACAAATGCAGGATATGCTAATACTTGTGAGCAATATAATGATTATGGGCATTACTCAGTGCCATTACCAACTGGAATTGTAAACATAGAACAACAGACTTTAAGTAATGTTGTGGTTACTGGGTATAACAACACCATAACAGATGAACATTTTACATTACAACCAGGGGAAAGTGCTAATTACTCTACAGGATGGTATCAAATTAGAGCTAATGATGGGGTGTATATACAAAAAGCTAATACAACCAGCAAAGAAAATGAAATGATGGGTAACTCCACAAATCATATACTACTAGACATGGCTAATTTATTAGTAAATATTATAACTTATTTACAAACCATAGAAACAGCATATAACAATCATATTCATATAGGGGTTATGCCAAGTACTCCAGACCAAGTTAGTGGAGTACCACAAACTCCTTGGATTGCACCTCCTGTTGATACAGATGTAACAAATGATATACCAAGATTGACTAATGGGCAAAACTTAGCTGGAACAAATTTTACACCATATTTATAATACAAGGAATTTAATGAAAAAGTTAATTATAGCATTAGGGATTTTATTTGTAACTAATATTAATGCTGATGATATTAGAATAAAATATATATATAATCAAACTTTTGAGTCTTCTAGTATTACAATAGATAACAATTCTCCTATAGATATAAATAAGTTTGATAGATATAATACGTCTTTATACTTTAAGAACAAAATAGATATTAAATATAATAATCAGATAATACAATCAATAATAAATACTAATAAATATTATAAAGGTAGATACGTAATATACACTCATCAAAAATTATTAAATGTAAATATATACATTTGTAATTTTTTTAAAGAAGATATGAATAATATCGGATTAATTATAAATAATTATGCTACTATAAATGTGAATAATAAAATATCTTTTCTTTCTTATTTGTCTTATAAAAATCTAGATAATGATTATACAAAAGATATAAATATATTGGGAATTCAATTTCAAGATAATGCGCCTATATTAACTATTGAACAAAAAATTTGTAAAGATATAGTCGAAAACAATTTTTAACCATGAATAATATAATTGAAAATATCATGGTATTTTGTGAGATAGAAACTCGCAAATTAATAGCAGAATTAGAACAAGAACGATTCGGACATCAAGGTGCTTTTAACGATCATGAAAAATGGGCTAATAATGCTTCTGATGTTATAAAAGACAAAGGAAGAAATCAACCTTTAGTCGATACTGGAAACCTTGAAAAACAGTTATCAACTGCAAGTAATTGGGATTTAAAACCAGTATTTAAAAATAATAGTTTACAGTTAGTAGTTAGCGATAATGAACAGTTTACAGACAAAAAATACGATAAATTAGATAAAGGCGGTTTATCCCCCGCATATACTAGTCCAAGGGGTAATAGGATGCGCGCAAGGAATTTACCTGCTAGACCATTTAAAGCATTCAGTGATTCCGATATTGATTGGATAACAAATAAATTAGTACAGGCAATTCAGGAGAAATTTAATTGACAAGTTTAACAAATGCACTTCCTTTAATTTGCGGAATTGACAATCAAATATCTTTTGCTATAGTGGATTATTTTACTAATATTAATGTATGGACTAAACAAGTATTTCAGTCTTCTCAGTATGCTTATGGTAGAGATGATTTTACCTCTAAAAATAGACCAACATTGATATGCATACCTAAACGCTCTCACAAAAATAGTTTTGGATATTCACAAACAGGAATAATAGAATTACAATTGCATTTTAGTTTTCAGCAACAGCGTATTAATTTAGCACAGAATGTAATACAAATAGCTAATTTAATACAATTGATTAATCTTAATCAAAAATTAACACAATATGCGCAAACGGTTATGTACGGGTTATTTTGGATTGGCAAAGAATGCAATGCAGATTATACAAAAGTATATGCTAAAGAAGCAATTGTTACTCTTGAACTAGATTATAAAGTTGATTTACTAGCATACCAACGTGGCTTACAGTCGAATGGATTTGATATAACAAGCCCTGATGAACAGATATACCAAATTGCACAAACATTCTTAATGGAAAATGCACTTATTTAAGGAGTAACTATATGGCTACTAATTTTATGCCATTTTTAAATGAAAATGTAGAGCTAACACCATCTGGCACTAGTAGTAATACTAGTAAGCAAGTGTTACTCTTTGGTCAAAGAATTACAGAGGGTGTACTAACTCCAGCATCAAATGGAAATACACAACCTAATTACTATATACCATGGGTGTTACCATCTTTTAAAACTGGTAATGAAGCTTTGGCATATTTAAATACTTATGGTATTAAATCCCAAATTGGCTATAACTTTACTTTAATATTGCCACAACCAACTGCAATTAATAGTGTATTAGGCAATACAGTATTAACATGGTCAACTGTTCCATATGGCTTTACTCAGTTAACAGATTTTAATTTGTCGGGTACATTAACTCAAGGTATATTAAGTGGATCAGCAACCATAGCTACTATAAATAATGGCGTAGCTAGTTTAACTATCCAAAATATTGTGGCATTTAGCACCTCTGGGGGCAATATGACTCTTACAGGTGTTAATAATGTCCAATATCCAGACCCTAACGAAACTGACCCTATTGCTTTAATGGTATGGGATTTTTACCAAACAGCATTATCTGCAGCATCTTCTGCTAATGGAGTACCTAATGCAATATTATCTATTACAAGTGATAGAGAAACCAGTATCACAGCTGTAGCAACTCCAATTGTATTAGGTGCGCCAGATGAAATAGACATTGAAACAGAAGAAACTACTGTTATCTACCCAGAAAATACTGTAGGATTAGGTTATTTACCTACAACAGCATATGGTAATACTATTGTATCTCAAAATGCAGCATCTGGTATATATGGTGGCTATTCAATCCAAAACGGTAATGTAGTAATTTCTATAACCGATGTAACAGGAACTTTCATTGTAAGTGATCCAATCAGTATTGTATTAGATAATACTATAAATGCTTATACCTTCCTAGATGGAGTAGATATACATAGTTCAGTATTGCAATTCCCAATTAATAATGCTACTAATATTAGTACTACACATGCAGATTATTATAATGGTAATACATTAATTAATGAACCAGCAGAAGCTAATAACGGGCATTACTTTACTTATGCAATTGCAGGAAATATAACATCATTGCCAAATCAAGTTAATAATCTTCCTATTGCAAACGACCAAACTAAAATACTTGTTACTTACCCATATGTACAAAAATTCGGTAATATTCCTTATGACAATACTAATAGTAACGTAGCATCTGGACGTATAGCATCTTGTGTAGCTTATATGTTAGCAAATGGTGATGCTCCTTACCCTCCACTTATGTTATCTAGAATTAACCATTTACCAGTATCAAGCGTTGCATCTACTACTAGTTATTCAATAGCACAAAATAGTACAGGTAATGCAGCTGTTACAAGAGGATGGTTACCATTAGCTCCAAATAGTAATAATGTGGTGCAATTCTTACAATCTAATACAACGTTAACTACTTTGCCAGGAACTAATGTACCTGATATTGAATTTAGATATACTCATATTTGGGATTGTGTTAGAGATTTAAAACGCAACATAGCTCAATACTTCCAAATTATAAGAATATTGCCAGATAATGCTGGTAGTGCATTAATATCTCCATCATTCTTAACTACATTTAAAAATGGTATTGTATCAATTTTATATACAGCACAAACGGCAGGAGTAGTACAAAATGTGGCTCTATATGCTGACTTAGTAACTGTAACGCAAGATCCTGATAATCCAAACCAGGTAGATGCTTATGTCCCTAGTCAAATAATTCCACAATTAAACGGTGCTAATATATTAATAAATGTATTTAGTTCATTATATCAATTTAATGCAGCATAGGAGTAAATAAAATGGCAACACAACAATTTCTTTATGATAGAGTAGCTATTTTAGCTGATGGAATAGAATATCTACCAGATGGTCAAATCCGTAGTTTTAGTATGCAAGCTGCTTATAATAATAGGTTACAACAAGGCATGACATCCAATGGCGTAGCTACAGGTATAACTATTGGTAATAGGTCGGTAACTGTAAACTGGACAGAGTTTTTACCAACTAGTGGGGATTATTTAAATTTTAGAACATTTTGTATAGCAAATCCAAATACTGTATTTACTATTATTCCAATTACTTTAGCTGATGGAGTACCAGCTGGTCCTTCATTTACCATTGGTCCAGTACAGCCTACTTCAATTAATATAAGCGCACCTAATGAAGGTGAAGTTATGGTACGTGATTGCTCATTTATAGCAATTGATTCATCTAATTTATAGGAAATAACAAATGTCAAAATATAATTTTTTATTAACAGCTCCTACAGCATGGAGCAATTCAGTAAAATATAAAGTTCAAGCTGTTGCATTGGCAGCGGCTATTGGTGGCACATATGTATCATGTCCCGTGGTAACAGATGTAGGAATTACTTATTATGCATCAAATCCAGCAAATCAACCAACATTAGGAACTGCTCCCGCTAGTGATGATGCGTGGTTAGTTTTAGGTGGGGAAAGTACGGCAGAAACTCTTGCGACTCCATTAACTGGGTTTGTGGCTACTTCTGGTACTCCAACTGCTACTAGCACTATTCTACAATCTTTTAATAATATAGTATACCGTACTTATGCAGAAGTAGCAGGGATTGCTGTAACTGGAATAGCAAATGGCGTAATACCGTTTACAGGAAGCACTAATGCATCTTCTAGTAATATTACGGTTACCACTAATACTGGGGTAATTGCTTTGCCTTTAAATAAGATTTTTAAAGTTCAAGCATTTTTGTATGTTACTTCCGCAGCAACTTCAGGCACTACATTAACAATTACTTCTACAAATTCTACTGTATTAAAAACTAATGTAGTAAGTATCGGCGCAGATGTAACATCTGGAATTGTAATATTAAATGCTTATGTACAAACAACAGGAACAGCGGCACCTACAGTATCAATTACTGCTTCGGCAACTACTGGTACAGTATCAACTACAGCTGAATCTACAATTACTATTGACGCGCAATAAAGGAAGTATAGAACATGGATAAACAAAAAGTCATCGATGCAGTTAATAATATTCGTAATGTTCCTATAGCAGATTTAAAAAAGGATCTGGTAGAAAACTCTAGCGGTACTAATTTTAAAGCATTAGCCCAATATAATGCTATGTTAGATAATATTACCATTGGAGCGCAGACAACGACTACTATTAATTATGCTGGTATAGATTGGACATTAAGATTATTAACGGCGGAAGAATATGTAAAAATCCGTATAGAAATGAACAATGAATGCAAAAAGCATGAATGCTTCGATGACTTTTTTACCCATTATAACGGAATGACTAAAATATTAGCAAAAGCATTAACTCCATCACCATTTAAAACGGAAGGTAAAGCTTTATTTACAGAAGCAGATTTACGATTGATGAATTATGATGTATTGGATGCTTTATATATTCAATATGTGGAATTTACCCAATTAGCCACACAAAAACCTACTGAATTTACTGCCGAAGAAGTTGATGCAATGGTGACTATTGCAAAAAAAAAGCCCGAACTTTTGAGGGAATACGCGCGTCCGAAATTGTTACAAACAGCTCTTTGGTTTTTGAACTCATCACTACAGCTGGAGAAGATGCTAAAATTAGACACGAACAGCTAGTATTTTTTAAATTATTAATCAATCGAATTAGGCAAGAGTTAGATGGCAGACCATAAAATAGATATTCAATTTAGCGGTAGTGGTTCAGGAATGGGTACAGGTGGTCCTGATTCCTCATTACAATTTTTAGCTAGTATATTAACTAAATTAAATGCTACTTTAGATAAATTGACTATTGCATCTAATAAAGTAGTACCAGGAGGTAGCACATCACAACCTCCAAAATTTTCACCATATGATATAAATAGTCAACCTTTCAAATCTACCACTAATGATTTTAGCAAAGCTGTAAATGATTTTAGCAAAGATTTAGAAAATACTTTTAAAGATTTAGGCAAAAAAGTAGGTTCCACATTAACTACTAGTGTAATGGCAGCTGTAGGAGTTACCGCATATAGACTGATTAGTAATGAAACTAATGCTATTATGGGACAAGCGCAAACTACAGGACAATTTGGTGTTGCATCTATTCAAGGTAATGCTAATCAACAATTCGGTAATTATATTGGCAATTTATTTGATATAGAGAAAAATAGACAAATCCAACACAATTCAGCCGAAGCAGAAGGAATAGGTGGTGGAATAGGGGGTGCTGTATCAAGTATAGGAACGATAATTAAAGGCATTCCTGTAATTGGCGGAGTAGGAAGGTTAATAGAAAAAGGGGGGTTAGCTCTTGGTGCTGCTGGCGCTGCAACTGGTGGATATGCTGCTGCTAAATTAGCTAATGCACAAATAGAACAACAGATGGCTATACGTTCGGCATTAGCTCAACGTGACGCTATGGCATCAGTAAGCGAATGGAAAACTGGGTTTAGTAGATTTGGATTATCTAGGACAAATTACCAAATAGCAGGAAGTGATATAACGGGAGGTACGCCAATTTCAGCATCACTATCTGATGCATTTCAACAAAAATATGGACAATCTCAGAATTATAACGCTATTTTAAATAACATAACGCCATATTTACAATCTAGCCCATTAGACAATAAACAAACAGGGGATTTAAATAAGACTTCTCAAAATTTTTTAAAAGCTGGGTTTGCAGCACAAGATTTTGCAAGGCTTACTATACAAGCTAGTCAATATCAAGCATTAACAGGTAAAAACATACAAGGATTTTCAGAAGATATAAAACAAGCTAGGTCCAAGTTTGGTGATGTATTTGATAGCAGTGCTTCTCAGAATCAAATAAATTTAATGGCTATGGGTTATAATAAAAACCAAGCCCAAAATATGGCATTTCAAGCTCAATATAATTCTAGCATTTTAGGTTCAGCAAATCAATTTATGTCACAAAGTATTCCAGATTGGTATAAAAACCAAGCTATTGGTAAAGCAGTTGGATTTGACATTAATAAAAGTTTACAAACTGGTCATATTGCAGGAGCAAGTAAAGAAACTGAAAAAGAATTAAATAGAGAATTACAAGCTTTTGAAAATGGAGTAGACCCATTAAGTTTACCCAAATTAACGTTATTAATGGGTTCGGGAGTAATGAATCCATCAAAATTAGCCGAATTAACCCGTAAACAAATAGAGCCATTATCAAATACCGTTAACGAAAAAAGTTCATTATCTCCTGCGCAATCTATGGGACAAGATATTGTAAATACAATTCAAAATGGATTGACAAATGTTAATACTATGAATGTCACAGCTCAAAGTATTAATATAACAGGAAATATTAATACTTCACATAACACTCAACGTAATGAAGGTGGTGCAGTTATGACTATGCCACCGAATGCGCATACTGCATCGCATTCGGCGGGAAAGTAATACCGCAATATATAGAAAATTCCATATCTCGTATTGCGGCTATGGTAGGAATAAATAGAAATGCCTTAGAAAGAGTAATATTTAATGAGAGCCGTGGCAATCCATATGTAGGAATGGATAAAAGTAATTATTCAGCTGGGATAGCTCAGATAAGCAGGACAGTATGGAAGACATACAGTAAATTACCGTATGAAGAATCGGCAAATGCTAAATATTATGAACAAAATATTACAATTGCTGCACAGTATTTAAAAATGTTATATAATAGGTTTGGTAATTGGAAAGAAGCATTGCAAGCTTATAATGTAGGTCCTACAGCATTAACACAAATAAAAGCAGGATTACGAAAATTACCAAAAATTACCCAACGATATACCCAGAATTTTAAAGGATAGATTTATGCGCAATATAAGTATCAAGATTTATCCAAGATTAAACACTAGAGATATTCAATATTATTTTACTTCCGATAATGTGTTAAATGATTTACCCAAATTTGATGCAACAGATATTAATCCTGATGTAAGTAGTTTGTATCAATTTGTAAATATGTCATTAAATTATTCTATTCAATCATCAAATATAACTAGTAGCATAGTATTATCATTAAATACAACTCTTGCAGGTGGAAATACTATTAGGTCAGGTCAATATATAGAAATAACGGATAACGGCAGATTTATATTTCAGGGTGTAATGTTATCTTGTCAATATCAACAAACTTTGGTAGGTAATAATAGTATTGGTGGCATATATTTAATGGCAACAATAGTGCCATCTTTATATCAATTAACTTTATTACCAATGCTGTTTGATTCAATCCAGAAGTCCCAAATAGATGGATTATTGGGAATTGATACAACTAGTATTTTAGTAGGAGAAGTAGCGCAACAAATATCTACGCAAACTTTATTAGATTATATGATCACCAATACTGATTATCAAACTTTTTTTAAAAGAGCAATTAGAGCATCTGGTTTACCTGAAAACGTATTTTTAATGGCTACATCTGGACAAAATAGGGATTCAGTTTTACGAACTAGTATAGATTTTACCAATACTGTATTATTTCAAAAAGAAAATGGAGAAATAAACATAAGGCAATTAGATGCTAAAATAAAAGCTCCTTTTAATATTAATATTGGTGACAGATTTGATATAGAAAGCGGAATATATCCTAATGTATTGGAATTTACATATTTAGATAATGCCGCAGTAACCCCTGCTGTAGTAAACAGTTATTCTATATTAACACCTAACTTAAGTGTGTCAGCTGATACACAAAGTAATTTTATTAGTTATAAACCTAACCCTAAATTCTTTTTACGAGTTAAACAATTACAAGATACTGGATGGTTTAGTGGGCAAATTAATCATACGCCAATTAATACTAACATAGTACAAGATCCTACAATTAGGACTATATTATCTGGGGTTCAAACAATTCCTGATCAATATATGCTAAGTTCAGCTCAATCTGGGGCTAAACAAGATTACATAACTTCATACCAACAATTAATGCTCGGTAAGACAATGGGGCAAGCATTAACTGGGTATGCTGGATTAGAATGCTTAATATCTATAGATGATAAATATTTAGAAAATGTAGATACCCAAGATTTATTGGGTACATGTGTAGATATTTTAAACTGTGATATGGCAAGTGGGATTATAGCCACATATAATCGAAGCTATTCATTAGATGGAAGTTATATATCTTTAAATATTGTACCTCTCGGAAGTTGTACAGGATATTGGACTAATTAAAATTGCATATTAGTTAAAAATATGTTAAAATAAAGCAAAATATTTAATACGCAGTGATTGCGAATGGAATAGGTAATAATGATAACAAGGTCGCCTTTAATTGCTAATGGTGAATTAGCATTAAATTCTAGCGGGGATTTAGTCTCTGCTCCTGATATACAAACTCAACTGGCAGTATCTTTAACTGCTTATAATTGTATTTATGACTACAGCATTAATAGTCTATTAATTACTTATCTATTTAGCATTCCTCCTGGTGGGATTCAACAAAATACAATAAAAAATATTATTGTATCTGCATATCAAATTCTTATTACTGCAAATATTATAACTGATTTAGCAATAGCTATAATACCAGTTACTCAAAATTATATAACAATTAAAATTAGAGCCGTTGATACTAACGGACAAAATGTAAGTTTGACGTGGGATAATGCACAATGAATAATAACTCAATTACAATAGCAAGCTTAAAAAGTCAATATCAGACTTATTTACAACCAGAAAATTCATCAATTAATGCGTTTGCTCCTAATTCATTTTGGGATATTGACGCAGGTGCAATGGCAGCAATATTATTAGACTTATATATGAATCTGCAAACAGTACAGAATTCAATATATCCTCAATATGCAGTTGGTGATCAGGTTGACCAATGGTTGTACTCTCGTGGATTAGTAGCACGTATTGGTGCTACTTATGGGATTGCTTATTGTTTTATCGATAGCACTACTCCAACTACTATAGAACAAGGAACAATCTTTGCAAATTCAAGTACCCAATTTCAGACGCTATCCACTGTTACAGTCCCTAATGGTTCAACCTTAGTTGCATTATATACTTTAACTGCTGGTACAGGTGTAGTACTTCCAACAGGTGCGCAATTAAATTTAACATCAACAACAACTGCACAAACCGCAGTAATACAGAATGTAGCAAGTGGGCAATTAGAAGAATCAGACCAAAGTTGTATAACAAGAATTTTACAATCAATTAGAGTTCCACAGGCTGGTGCAAGAACTACTGATTATTTCCAGTTTGCATTACAAGCAGATACTCAGGTTACTTTTGCAATAATATTACCATCTTTTATTATAGTAAGTGGAGTAGGACAATTAGGGGTATTTCCATTGATTGGTTCATCAATTACACCATATGATTTAGACCAAGGGTTAGCATCTGGAGTATATATACCTTACACAAGGGAAGCAGATATTACCGTTTTAGATAAAGTGCGAGATTATATAAATAGCCAAAGATTAGTAGGTTTGACAGTGGATGTATTCCCATGTGAAACTTATACAATATCACCATTTGAAGTGCAAATATCGTTAGCTATAGGGTATGAATTATCTACGCTAATAACAATAAATACTCAAACTATTGGCTTTGAACCTACAACAGCTGTTTTTACTGTTGAGCAATTGGTTAAGCGTCAAGTAAGAAGTGCTATATGTAATCAACAATTTGGTGCTACTAATATAAATAATACTCAAAATTATATAACCATTGATAGTTTACTATATTCATTGAATCAGGATTTATCAGCATTAAACGGAAGTATTGCGCAAATATTAACTAATGCTGTATTCTCCATTGGAGATATTGCAGTTCCTAATCAAGATGCATTTAATAATAAAATACAATATACTTACGATGTAGCAGCATATAGTTCAATTTCGGTAGTATTAGCATGACGCAATTGCAAACTACTGTAAATGTATTACCATTAGTTGGGAATGCTACAAAAGCATTTTTTACTGTTATACTAAATGATAACAGTCTTAATACAGTAACCATAACTAATAGTTATATTTTATACGGTAATGCAAATTTAATAGCTTTAGATGTATTTATACCAATGGATAACAATCCATTGGCAATAGCTTTAACTGGTACATACAATGGAGTTACTTATTTTGAGATATTATATACAAAAGCTATTTATGGACAAAGTACACCAGATAACTACACTAGATTAGTACAAAAAATTCCATTAGGTATATTTAATGAAATAACCCCAAAAAATGTAATAGGGCAGATATTAACTGCCAAATCAAAAAGTATTAATGATTATTATCAAGAATATTTTAATGTGCAATCACAAGTGTATTCTGATACTTATTCTACACAATTAGAATTTCAATATAATGGAACTATAGGATTATTAAGTAATAGTGTTTATGTAAACCAATTATTCCAAATATTATCATCAAAAAATATTGTAGCTTTAAATTCTTATAGTTTGGAATTGTTTGTAAGTAAGTATATCTATTATAGATTAGGAACTATTTCTGCTGTGTATATAGATGATGGTACTAATAGTTCATCTGGATATTGGAACCTCGGAGTACCTGGAAATACTGAATTAGGAACTACAACAATTCTAGCTCCTTACAATCCAGCATTACAAAATATGGTTTGGACTATATTTAATTCTGGTACTTTTACTGATGAATTCCAAGCAGAGATATCTCAGTTAATTATTAATATGAGTAGAGCAGATGTGGGGAATCCTGTTATATTTAACCCAGAAGCAGACCCAGTTGCAGCAGGGTTCACTTCAGTTGGTCCTACATATCCTACAGACCCTAGAACATATTTTAATAAATGTATAAAATATATAGGGGATAATGCATATCCTCTAAATATTATTGGTTATTACAAATAAGGAGCATAATAAATGTCTAACAACCAACAATCACAATGGGTTAACGGTCAAGTAGTAAATGCTACACAAATGACTGCATTAACTCAAGACCTATATAATAAATTAACATTTATAACCCAAAATTATAAACCTTGTATTTTATATTTAGCAGGAGATATTACACAGGTAGATAATAATATAACTATACCTGACGGTGCATTTAGATTTGAAGATTCGGATAATAGTGCAACTCTACAATACAATACAGGTATATTTGGTAATGCACAAGGTACAACATTAGCAGTTACAGGTGATGGTTATATAGTTGCCAGATATGTATTGAATCCTACAATCCCCAATCAATATAATTACACATTTGCAACATCTTATGTATTTGTAGCTACTCCAATTGCTGATACTGATGTAGTAATATGTGTAATTACTGCAGGAATAATATCTCAAAAATCGGGAATATTTCCTTACCAAGATATTACTGACAATCATACTAATGGTAACGTAATTATTGGTGGCAGAGTTGTTAATTCTGTAAATAATATTAAAACTTTAAATGATGAGGGCAAAGAATCAGGGTTGGTTACAACTAATGATGGCAATTATTTATATGTTACTGAGCCAGATGGTGAAACTATCAATACAGCTGTTGTAAATCAATATGGATATAGACTATATAGCGGTGGTACAGCAACAGCAATATTGGACCCAGCAAATACATTTGCTTATGTATCAGAATTGCCAGTTGCAAATAATTTTATTAAAGTAAAGACTACAGGAACTGCTGATTTATTTAATTTTGGTATGACATTGCACGCTGTATATAATGGTAGTATATGGGGATGTACCTTATCAGGTTCTACTGGCAATATATCCGCTACTAATAATGTGTTATATGCATTATATGATTTAAATGCTACATTTGGTATATCAGGAATTTCTATTGCTGCTGGTTCTGCATCGTCTGAAGCAAACGGAGATGCGTCATCTGCGATAAGGTATGCAAAAGTAAGCGCACAAAGTACAAATCTGGACGTAAATGCTGTTTATGTTAATGGTACAATAAATAATGGAACTGCATTTTTTTCGATAACATTTATTGCAACAACTGTATCATAAGGGAAACAATATGCAATCAGGGTACTATTTAACAATAACAAATAATAAAATATATATTTTACTGAGTCATGATAATGAACCATTAAAAGCTGATGATGATTCTTGGTATAGAATAAAAATTACACAAGATGATTACAATATGTATTTACAAGCACTAAAAGATAAAAAAGAAATATATATCGATGATGACGGTAAAATCCAAATACGATATAAATTAGAGGAATAGGATACTGTAATGGCAAATCCTTTAGCAATTATAAATAGTCTAAATGAAGTAGCATATTTAGCTGGGTTATTTAATTGGCAGATGTCTGATGGAAGTTATACTAATCCAGATGGTAGTTTGACTTGTTCATTTCATATAGTTAAATTAGCTAATTCAATACCTTTAGCACAATATGTTAGTGGGGGTATAGATGCATATAATTTAATTGCTGGACCAAGTAAAACCGATCCAAACCAACAATTATTCAACACTCAAATAGCAGCTACAGGTATTAAAGAAAATATAACTCGCAAATATACTGTAAATAGAATTCCATTTGCTAATTATGACCAACCCGTAGATTTAGGCACTGGAACTCAAAGAATAACTTGTAATATATTATTTGCTGGCACTATGTACCAAACAGCAGTCCAGAATTTTCTACAATGTACATTTGGTCCACAATCTGGATTGGGTACATTAAACCATCCATTTTATAATAAAATTGAAAAAGTATTGCCAGTTGAGTGTAATACTTTATATAGTTATGATTCATTGAATTTTGTAATGTGTGAAGTTACATTTGTAACATCTAATTTATTACATTTAAGCCCTAGTAATATACAACGTTCTCCAGCTCAAAAAATTGCAACTGCATATCAAGCAACACAAGCAGCTTTGACTTCTGTAATTACTAGTGTAAATGTCATCAAATCCATGACTAGACAAATAGGAGCCTCAGTAGGGTTATGAATAATTATATTATTGATGCATTAACAGTCATACAAAATACTTATAATAGTATATTAGCATATTTTTATCAACGTATAACTCAGACGCAGTTTACTAATAATAATCTTGCTACATATGCTATAGATTACACATTGCTATTGCCCAGCTCAGAATTTATATTTAACTTAAATTCTAGTCAAGTTAGCGCACAAATGCAAGCATATATAAATTTATGTAATTTATTAGTAACTTATATAACAACTAATACTAATACTCAAACAACATTATTTTATGAACAAATTCAAAATACGTTAAATACAACTATTACTGCTTTAAATACTTTTTCAATATCATTGTTAGAAGCTGAGTATGCATCAATTTTAACTTATACAGTGCCTTACAGTATGAGTATGACAAATGCTTTATTCTTAAACAACATTAGTTTAGACAATTGGCAAAAACAAGTTAAATTAAATCCAGCAATTATAGACTTTAATAATATTTTACAAAACACGCAACTTAATCTTTTAAGGAGTTAATTATGAGGTTAGGAACAGCAATTTTAATAACAAAACTTGGTGCATATGTTAATCCAATGACTAATTTAATTAATAGTAGTAATATAACAGGTGATGCATCAGGTACTTTATATTCATGCCAAGCAACTTTAGAATTTTTTACTGGGGTTACTGAACTTGCAAATGGATTAATCGTGCCTGATGAAAGTACTGTAGTAAATACTGGGCTATCAGGAACATTAGCTTTAAATATATTCCCAAGTAAATATGCCCCTTACGCAGTACAAATTGTACCAAGTAATGTAGTAGATATTTCTACCCAATGCACTTTGCAATTTACTGGGGTAGTAGACCATATTACTTTTATTGCAACATCTATTACAGGATGTGATTATATTCGTGTTCTTTTAGATGTGAAATAGGAGTATATAAAATGACTGGAACATATACTGGAAATCTTAATTATACAGAAAATCTTACAGGCAGCGGTGTCGGTGGCGCAACTTCTTTAGTTGTAACATCTACAGATAATACAGTTACTCAAAATGGAGCATCGTCATTTAATACAACAACAAGAGCTTTAACCGTTGATTTATCAGCTGACAAAATACCTTCTTATACATTTTTTGCAGAATTACCCAACCCTACTACTGTTGAATTAGGTAGTTATGCTGCTGTAAACCAAACCACTCAAATAGGTGGACAAATACAACTTGCTGGAATGTATAATATTTTAACTACTGGCGGTTCCAGCGGTCAATATTGGAATTTTTTAGGCGAGTACCCAGATAATATAACAATTAAATTTGGTAACCAAGTTTTATATGTAAACACAGGGACATCAGCTAACCAGATATTACAACTAGATGGTAATGCTAAAATCCCAGCAGTTAATGCTAGTCAAACTACAATTGGCACAGTTGTACCAACAAATGCTATTATAAGTGACAATGACTCTTTAAACACAAGCATGAACAAATTGCAAGGACAAATTGACAACGTTTTAAAACCTTTATCCCCTGCAGTTAATAATAATATAGTTGGTACAACTAGTACAGGAACATTAAAAGATTTAGGATACAATATTAATAATTCTACTCCTTATTCTAACCCGTCATCTACTGAAATTGCAGACGCTTTAAGCACTTATAATTTTATGATTGGTTTAGCAAATAGCTCAAATGGGTTACAACCTGTGTCGCTTTACTTAGACACTAATCAAACATTATCAGGATTACCTACGCAAGGCAATTATACTTGTGTAGATAACGATAGAGTAATTTTAACAAATCAAACCAATTCCGCAGAAAATTTAATTTATAATGTACATTCTGGTGCATGGACTATTGCACCCGATAGTGCAAAAGTTAATGGATTGCTTGGTGCATGGACAGAAATTGTAAAAGGTACTTATTCAAATAATTATACTTATTTAATTAACATTAACCCAGCGTCTGGTGATGTTGCTCCTACTTCAGTAACCTGGAGTACTCCTGTACCTACTGGATTGTACCAAGCTGGAACGGGTTTATCTTTAATAGGAAGTGTGTTTAGTGTTGCAGACAATGGTGTTACTAATGCTAAGTTAAACACAATGGCAGCAAATACTGTAAAAATGAATGCAACTAGCAGCATTGCTAACGCACAGGATGTTGCTACAAATACAGCTTTTAACAAAAACTTTGAAACAAGTACAGCAAATATTAAAATGGATGGCATTGTTTCTGTTGGTAATTCTGGTAATGCAGTTAATTCAGACCACGTGCATCCAAGCGACACAAGCAAACAAAATATTATACCAACTGCAACGGCAAATAATATTGTTACTACAGACAGTTTAGGTCAAGTTATCGATAGCAATAAAAAATTTAGTACAGATGTTGCATTAAGTGAAAATAGTAATGATAATATATCGACTGAAGCAGTAATAAAATATAATGTTGATTATTTAAATAATCGAATTAATAATTTACCCGTAGGAGCTGGGCAAGGTGTAGTGTATTATTTAACTGACGATGTGAATGGTTCATATTTAACATTATCAACAACTCCAAAAAATAGTTCTTCACAAACTTTTCTGACTGGTGTTGTAAACGCAAATACTGCAGCATTACAATTGGGTTCTTTTGCAACTGCTCTTCCGTTAAACAAAACAACATTAGAAGCAGGAATTTGGGAATTTAATTTTTGGTGTAGAGTAGAAAATGAACAGCCTAATACTTATGTTTTTGTTGAAGTTTATACTTTAAGTTCAACAAATGTAGAAACACTATTATTTGAAATAAATAATTTCCAAAATATTGGTTCATTGGATTCAATTATTTACAGTATTAGTAGTACAGAACTAGCTTATCCAATATTACCAACAGATAAATTATTAATTAAAATTTATGCGGATACAACAAGGAATCAAGACACTATTGTAGTTGTAGATTACAATACGCAAACAAATTATAGTCATATGCATACTCCAATTTCTGTATCTCATAATCAATTATTGGGATTAGATGGGGGGAATGGTGCTAATGAATATTATCATTTAACACAAAATCAATACAATAATGTTATTAATCAAGCTAGTAACTCACAAAATGGTTATTTAAATTCTACCAATTGGAATACTTTTAATAATAAACAAAACGCTTTAACTAATCCAGTAACGTCATCAAGTGCTAGTGCTACCAATAATCAATTGGCTGTATTTAACGGTACAGGCAATCAAGTAAGCCCACAAACTACATTACCAACGGCAGCCTTCCCTGCTTTAACAGGAGATGTTACTACTACATCTGGTAGTTTAGCAACTACATTATCCACTACTGCGGTTACTCCAGGTTCTTATACTAATACATCTCTTACTGTTGATGCAAAGGGTAGATTAATTGCTGCTACTTCAGGAGTTGCTCCAGTTACTAGCTTTAGTGCTGGTGCAACAGGCTTAACTCCTAATACTGCAACTACAGGAGCAGTAACTTTAGCTGGTACATTGGCAATAGCAAGCGGCGGTACAGGAGCAACAGCGCAACAAGGTGCAATCAACGCATTAACTGGCACACAAGTTTCAGGTAGATATTTACGTAGCAATGGAACTAATGCAACACTCTCAGCAATTCAAGCAGGTGATGTTCCTACATTAAACCAAAATACCACAGGGCGTGCTGCAAACATAGCAGGTGGGTTAGCTGGTGCAGTTGCATATCAATCAGCAGTTGGCACAACCAGTTTTACAACAGTAGCTACAGTAGGTCAGGTATTAGCATCAGCAGGATCTGCAGCTCCAACCTGGAAAACGGCTACCAGCACGCCAACAGCAAATGCAATTGCACAATGGGATAGTAATGTTAATATGTCTGCTAATACATTTCTTAATGGAATACAAACGGTAGTATCAACAGGTGGGATAACTCAATTAACTGTGGCTAGTCCAATGAATATAGTAGTGACTGGCACATTAGCACATACTGTTAAGTTGCCTGACCCTTCTATTACAGCGATAGGAACTAAATATTACATCACTAATAATAGCACCGCAGTTGTTACAGTACAAAAGTTTGATGGCACTAGTTTTATTCCTAATGGTATCTCTACACAAAGTACTAACGGTCTGCAATTGTTCCTTAATAGCGGTAGTGGTTTTTGGAATATTATTCAAAAAGAACCCACGATTATAAGTAGACTTGCAAATTACGTAGTATTGCCCGATAGGTCTACTCAAGGTACGATATACACTCAGAGCTTTACAGTTGCTTATACTGGTTCTCAACTTTTAATTCAAGGCTCATTTAGTGCATTTGCTTTCATGGGTCAAGGTCTGCGTTTATTTTCCTTATATTACGATAACAATCTTATTGATAATATTACGTTTTATTTTAATAATATTAATGCGCATACAACAATACCAATCAATAGCTTAATTAATAATGTTACAAATGGGCTTCATACGTTACGGTTAGATATACCCTCAAACACGGTTACAAACTTAGACGACACAATAAATATTGTATTGACAGAGAGTACTTCTTAGCACAAGCTATGCACAAATCATAATGAACTGTCGACTAACTGTCGATTAATTAATCGGCAGTTAATTTAGGAGATTTCTATGGATTTTAGTAATATATTAGATAAATTACATTTTACTACAATTAACATAATTGCCCTTTTTACCGGTATAATAACGATACCAGTGTCTATATTTATTTTATTAACTCGTAGCATATTTTATAAATATAAAGATAAACAATTTTCTATTAATTTAAAGGATAACCAAAATGTATAAATATTTAAAATATAGCACATTAGCTTTATTGTTTTGGTACGTGGGTTTAAGAGGAATTTTACTTGCAATGTCAAACGAATCTAGCATTGATTGGATGAAAAATCCGATTGGTACAAGCATAGCTTTATGTTCGTTGGTATACTTAGGTTTTGCTTATGCGTTTTTGCCAATTAAAAAGCCCACGTATTTTATTTTAGCCACCATGGGATTATTTTTAGCTAATTTATATTGTTTAGAAGAAATGACTAAATTATTTATACATGATTTTACTCTAATTAATTTTGCTTATTTTTTACTAGATTGCTATATATTGTCTTACTATAGTGTAATGTGGCGTTATTGTTGCATAACTAGCGATAATAAAATATTATGCCCAACTGTTATTATTCAATTGATTAAATAAATGAAATGCTTTCATAATATAAAATCTTTTTTAACCCATGGTTATAAAGAACGTAGCACTTTAATCGGTGTTGCAATGTTATTTGGTTGGGTTTATCATAAAGAAATTAATCAATTAGTTATTAATGTATTAACTAGTCCTGAGTTAGTTACTAAAGTTATAGATGCGTTGGTAACATTATTTGGTGGATTAGCTATAATTTATAAGCAAAAAAAATAAGTAATATGCTATAATAATGATGTGGCAAAGGGTAGCTCCCTGATTGGTGTTTCACAATCACGCCACATCTTTTAATCTGAAACATATTTATTTTAGGAAACAATGAAATGTCAAAATTTGAAATTGCCACAATTAGTAATAAAACTATAACTGTTGATTTATCTGAATTAACAAATAAAGAAAATTTATATTTCAATGCAACTGAGATTGCAAAACAATTTGATAAAAGGGTGCAACATTATTTATCTACTTCACAAACCAATGATTTAATAAATGTTATTCTAGAAGCCGAAAAAACGGCTTCTAGAAATATAAATTTAGTAAGTATAGTTAAAGGTGGTAAATATCAAGGTACTTGGTTGCATAATTCGTTAGCTATAGATTTTGCTAGATGGTGTAGCCCAGAATTTGCTTATAATTTAGATAAATGGATTATGAATAAATTTACTGAGGAGAAATCAAGAAAATGTGAACGTTCATTAGCAAAACTTGAATATCCTTTAATGACTGATGCTATAAAAGAAAATTTATTAGCTGGTAAAGATAGTGATAAATGGCAATATAATATTGAAGCAGACATTATCAATAAAATAGCATTAGGTAAAAAAGCTAAACAATATTGTATAGAAAATAATATTGATAGAACTTGTTTAAGAGATAGTTTACCACCAAAACAAATTGAAATAATTCACAAATTACAAGAAATAAATACAGTGTTAATAAATGTTGGAATAACAAGAGGTGAACGAATTGAAAAACTTACTACACAGTATTATAAATTAATTCAGAAATTGTTAAATTAATTATGCTATAATAATGCCCGTCACGTAGACTACCCAGTGCTTAGTTGCATGGTTTATCCCAACTAAGCACGACCATGTCGTGGAATCTAACGAGATGGTCAATTATGCTTAATCAAGTTTAGACAAGATTTTTAATTCTGATTCAAGATATGGTATTAAATCTAATAACCACTTTAGGCGAAAAGTGGAATTATATCTATCTGAAATATAATTTATTCTTTCCATTATATGTTGATAACTATAATATCCATAAGTATCTTGTCCACATCTAGTTTCGCTATTATTTCCCTCATATTCAACTGCGTGTTTATAATATTTTTTTATATAATAATAATTTTTAATAAGCATAGGGTATAATACATTTAAACAATAACGTTTGCAATCGTTTTCATTAAAACGATCAACATTGATTCGATAATGGAATGTTAATATATTATTTATAATATTTGTAGCGTGGCGTTCAAACCTACCTTTTTTTGAATACCATTCGTTTTTTGTCCAATCGCGACAATGCTTTACCCTAAATATTTTTTTTAATTTCATAAACGTTCACCCTTTCAATATTTTACCATTTTGCAAATCTTTTAACGTTAATCCTCCAGTGTATTGTAAGTGTAACCATTCTTTAAACGTTTTCCAATCTCCTGCCCAATCAAGCCCGCATTTTTTACCTAAATTGCCACACAAAAATGTTATTAAGTTATCATCCCACATTGCTTTACCTTCAGAAATAAAGACAAAGTCAAACGCTAATCTATAATTGTGAAATGATTGTCCCCCTTTAGCATTAGTTACTTTCTTACCTGGTGTGGTCCTTCCTTGTGCATATAAAGCATTCTGACTCGCATTGTCTCTGTATGTGCTAGTTATTTTTACTTCAATACCGCCTGTGTCTTTACATAACGCTATAAATTCCTCGCATTTAGTTTTTACAATTGGGTGTAAATCGTCTATACTTCTTGAGTTAATCATTCGTTAATTCCTTAAAATTCATTTTCATGTTGTGCCACATTAAATGTAAAAAGTCCAAGTTCACGCCACATACGTAAAACTTTTGGTCTATCGTCAAATACTGCAACTACATTGAACTTATTTTTTATATAATTTTCATATAGTTCACGTTTAACTATTGTGTCATCTCTGTTATCACCAGTTTTACGCATATACAATTCAACGCATAATCCTTTGATACAATGTTGTTTCTCAATCCATTCCATTGTTTGGTCTCTACAATAGCATTCTCGTCCAGACATAAATATAATCGTATATCCTGGTCTAGCAATTGAACTTGCATAACCACCAAATCTGTATTCAGATACCACCCCTTGTGAATTTTTTTGAGCAAGAGAAAATACTATATCAATAACTGGGTGTATTGGTAAATCCATGCATACTTTTGTATAATCAAAAATATTTCTATCAGGATGTTTTTGTGCAATAGTACCGTCTATATCAACAATGATACAATCACGCATTTTATTTTTTTGGTCATATGTAAACATTATTTGTTAATTCCTTAAAAATATTAACACTATTATACCATTGGTATTATTGACTCAACAACATAAAAGTGTTAATTGTTAAAATTGTGTTTGATAAATGTTAGAAGTCAAATCCAATGCTTATTTTAAAAATTGGCATTAACATTGACTTATTATTTTGTTGATTATAATTGTAATTTTCTCTATTTACTTGTGCAATAATTTTCTCATCTGTTTTATAATTAACTTGCATAACTCCTACATCTGTATTGATATACCAACCTTTGTAAATTTCTGCTTTATAATTAACTCCTAGGTATGGAGAAAATCCGTTAACTTGATAATTTTCTAAAACCGACCCATTCCCATTTAGCTGTTGGTTAGATAATTCTGATATATTAAATTTTTCAGTATCATTTGCAAACCCTCTTAAATAGTAAACTCCTCCATTTACCGATAAACCTTTCCATACATTGTATCCTAACAATACCCCATATGATTGAATATTAGCATCAATATCCAAATTATTAAATTGAAATGTATTAGCATTAAGTTTAATACTAAAATCTGATTGCTGAATTGGTAAAGTAATTCCAATGCCAAGCCCAGTAACCCCAACGCTTGTCTCAATTCCAAACGCGTGGCATAAAGTTGCAGTTCCAATTAATATAGATAATAATAATTTTTTCATGAATTAATCCTTTTAAAAGTTATTTTATTTACGCACTGTTAATTCCCATTCAACTCTAGGGTTTTCTTTGTCTCTAAAAGAAGTGTCTACTATTCTTAATGTAATTTGATTATCGTTGACTTTTTTATCTTGAAGTTTAAAAAAATCAAATATACCATCTTGATAGTTTTTGAGAGCCAATAATAAATTATCATCGTCAAGATGTTTGCCATTTACAAAATAAGCATGTATTGTTAATTTTAAACTGTCTTTTTTGGTAAAAATTAATTGGTCATTTTTTGATGCTTCAAGTGCTAAAAAATAACCGTCTTCTCTTGCTTTTTTGCGTAATTTAATTCCACTGCTCCAGTGTTTACCTTTAGACTTATTAGCTCCCATTTCTGAACTGGGAATTGGTAATATAATTAGCATTAACCAATACCCCCATTTACAAACTCCATTTTATTTCCTTTCTTCCAACCATTTATTATAATTTTCTAAACAAACTGCTGTAATCTCGTTACCAGTTTTTCTAATAATTCCTTTTTTAAGCCATTCGTTAATATGTACTAATTTATAAAATTTGCTAATAGTAATATCCGCATATTTTAAAAATTCGGCTTTATCCATCCAATTTTCTGTAACAGTATTTTTCATTATTTCCTCTCTAATCTTATATTTGTTTCTACAATTGCAGTAAATTCAATTTTACAATGATTACATTGAATTGGTATATGTAATTCTTTGTAACTATAAACAAGGGTTCCATGCAACTTACCTTTAATTACTTGATTGCAATTTAAACATACAACCTCGTCTTTTAGTTCTTCATTCATTTATTTACCCTCCATATTTTGGTTAGTTTTTATTATTATTTGTTGTAAATAATACAATGTTATACTAAGCTTTTTATACTTAATATTATTCTCCATCATTACTTTTGCAATATCACGTAATGAGCCATCAGTTAGTAAAGATTGCTCCTCAGCTGGTTGCATAAATTCAGCTGGAACATCTAGTGGCTGTGGCACATCTATAGGTATAATTGTGGCACATCCTTGCAATAAACTCAGCGTTGATAATAAGGCTATTAGAAGTAAAATATCAATTAGTTTTTTCATAATTTACTCTTAGTCATGTTAATAATTTCATCTTCAGTAAAGTATTTTCTACTTCCATTTACAATTGTATATGCCCCAGTTAGGTTAGCCCCAGTTAGGTTAACACAAGTTAGGGTAACACAAGTTAGGTGAGCCCCAGTTAGGTTAGCCCCAGTTAAGTTAGTCTCAGTTAGGTTAGCATAAGATAGGTTAGCCTTAGTTAGGTCAGCACCAGTTAGGTTAACCCAAGATAGGTTAGCCCAAGATAGGTCAGCATTAATTAGGTTAGCCCGAGTTAGGTTAGCCCCAGTTAGGTTAGCCCAAGATAGGTTAGCCCCAGTTAGGTGATCCCCAGTTAGGTGAGCCCCAGTTAGGTTAGCCTCAAATAGGTTAGCCTCAAATAGGTTAGTTTCAAATAGGTTAGCCCAAGATAGGTCAGCATTAATTAGGTTAGCCCAAGATAGGTCAGCCCAAATTAGGTTAGCCCCAGTTAGGTTAACACAAGATAGGTCAATCCTACGCAAATCAAGACTGCTAAAATCTCTATTACCACATTCATATGCGAATATTATTTCTTCTCTTGTGATCATCATTTACTCCTTAAATTATTATTAATTTCTATAATAGCTTGACTCTCTAATTTACAAACAGTATTAACTGGTATATATTTATATACAATTTGTAAATTACTTATAGAGCTTTCAACTTTTTTTATTTCACGAATGCGAGATTCAGATTCTTTATATTTTATCTCATTGTTTTTTTTATCAATTACTTGATTTTTAACCATCTGCTTACCAGCTTCTAACTGTTGCTCTACCCTGCCGTCATGCAATCCAGATTCATAAGACATAACAACAATGAAACATAAACCTCCGATACCAGCAATTGCACCCAGTATTAAATTATTCATTTTTTAAAATTCCGTCAAAAAAATCATTTTCATTTTTTATTCCTCTAAATAATATGTTATTATATTTTCTAATTTGTTTTGTAGATAGTCTAATGCATCCTGAAGAATATCAAAACTTTTCTCAGGTGAACCGCCGTCATATATGTCCAATACATAATATTTTTTATCATTACATGAATTATGTTGAATTATGCGATAGTCTAATAGTTTGTACTCATCATTAATAATTCCCCAGTAAGTAATCGATTTATTGTTATTTATTTTAGGTTTCTCTAACCTAAGTTGTTTAATTTTCACTTTTTATTTTCTCCCAAAATAATCAAAATACCGTTTAAACATATTATCTAAATTAATAAACCCTTGTATACTCGATTCTCGTTTAATACCAAACCAGATAAGGCACGACTGGCTACCATATTTTATTGCATATATCATTCTATTTTCAGTAATATTTTTAAATAATAATAAAAAATTATCTACAATAAATATAATATTTTGCTTTAAAACATCAGGAATAATAGTTTTATCTGGTACTACTAATTTATCAGTGTCTTTGTCATAAACGCTATTATTAATAATTTTATCAAAATATCTGATAATATTATCTCTTACAGACTTAAAGAACTTGATTTTATCTTTATCATCTGTAGCATATTGCATAGTAAAAAGATGCTCAAATAAAAATGCAAGTAAATTATATTCAGTAGGATAAAACCCTTTATCTAATCCTGGAATAGTATCAATACCCAAATATCCCCGTTGCACTAAAGATTTTAACGATTGCAATGGCAATATAAAAGGCGTCAAACTATTTATTGACACCTTTAAATTAACGGTATTGGGATTATATTTTTTTCTAGGTTTTTTACTAGTTGCCAAAATTTATCCCTTTAAAACGGAATATCATCACTCTGCAAACCACTACCAGCAGTAGGCATACTCATTGGTTCATACATTGACTCAGCTTGTGATTTTGTATCATTCTTAGAGCTTAGTAATTCAATTGTGTTAGCCCAAACTTTTTGGGTAGCGTAAGGTTCTCCCCCATCTTTTGGCTTAACAACATCAGTTGATGGCTTACCCCTTAAAAACATTTTAGTACCTTTTTTAACGTAAGGCATTGCTGGGTGGTCATGATTAGCAGTAACTGATAGCCATTCAGTTTTGGGTTTATCTTTTGTGCCAACGCTTACTCCTAAGCTAAATGTATAAAATGATTTTCCATTTTGAGTGCTTTTTAATTCTGGGTCACGTCCAACGTAACCAATTGATGTGATTTCATGTAACATAATTTACTCCTTTGTAGTTAATAATTTCATCTTCAGTAAGATATTTTTTACTTCCATTTACAATTGTATATGCCCAATTAGGTTAGCCCAAGATAGGTCAATCTTACGCAAATCAATATTGCTAAAATCTCTATTCCCATATTCATATGCAAATATTATTTCTTCTCTTGTGATCATCATTTACTCCTTAAATTTATTTGTTATTCTAAAACTTGTTGACTGGCTTTTATATTTATCATCAAGCACCAATTGATTGTCTTTGATAAATTCTGCATATTTTGTACTATTTTTTACGCTTTTAGTTATTGTATAATTACCACAAACACCTCCCTCGGGGTATAAACATTCTATTTGTAATTTTATATTTTTTTGCTTTTCCGTTAATTGTTTTATTTGTGTATCTAATGAAAAATAATTATTTAACATATTATTTGCAACATCATTATCTTTAGCATTTAATAAAGCTAAATATTCTTGGCACATATTCAACCAATCAGTTTTGGATAAATAGGGTTTAATAAAAAACATATGAGAGTTTATCTGTCTTTTATAATCATTAACTAATGATATTGTTATGCTGTTATCCTTAAAATGCGTTATTTTATATATTCTGATAGGGTTATTTACAGTTCCAAAATATTTAATAACACAATAAGCCAGTAATTTATCAGAGCAATACATTTGATGTAAAATTTGCCAGACATAATATTGTAATATGTCTTTTTCGTATTCCACACTTTTAGATGTGGTTTTATATTCAACAATTCCATTAAAAAATGGGTCATAACCATCTAATGAACTATAAATACTGTCGGAATGTTCAACAACTGTTGGTGTGTGACTGCCACCAGTTAGCTCATTAAAATAAGCATTTAACAAAAGCTCTTCTTCTCTACCCCTTTGCATATAAATATTGTCCGCAAGTTCAATATTATTTTGTTTGTTATAAATATTTTCATTTAACGAAGCTTTAAATATAGGTTCGCTAAATCCTTTATGACAAGCAAATAAAGCAAAATCACTTGCGCCAATTCTAGTATTACGGTACTTATGCCATTCTGGAGTATTTTGCTGTAAATCTATTAGTTTCATTTTGGGGATACCTTTTTATCATTAACAAGAGCATTAAGTTTAAATAAAACATCTGTACATATTTTTAAATCTGGAGCCTCAACATTTAAAATTTTTATATTTACATATTCAACTATTGTAACCTCAAATTCATAATTTGCTACAAGTTCAATTATTTTACATCTTATTTTGTCAATCTCTTGTAATTCTGTTTTTTGTTTATTTGCAATTGCATTTTGTTTTTCAGCAATTATTTTTTCTTTTTCATCAGTTGGCAAGTCTTCTCCTTTATACACGTACAGCCCAATCCCAAATAAAGCAAAATTTTTAACTAAACATCTTAATACACTTTTGTTAATCTCAAATACGTCAATTGTCCCAACTTTTTTAGTGCCATTTTTAGTGGTATATTCGTAAGGTTCATTAGTAAGATAATTATTATTACCATCCATTACGGGCAAAAACATGTCTTTAGATATTCCTTGAATTGTAATTTGAGTTTTTGTAAAATACCCTAAACTTGCATTACCCCAAATCGGTAAATTGTCATATTGAGGATTTTCGTATACTTTCCAAGACACTTCATTATCAGAATAATTAGAATAAGCAATTTCTAAACAATCAGCCCACGGTAAATAAGTTAATTCTTGGGTACCGCTTTTCTTTTTTGAAACTAATTCAGACACATTAATTGCGTTTAATTTATTAAATATATTGTTAATTTTTTCCATACTTATTTACTCCTTAAAATTATTAATATTTATTTTGATAATAAGTTATAATGTCAATATTGCCATAAGAAAGACCAACTCCAATTATCAATCTTCCAGAACATTCCCCGTGTTTGTCTACATAAACATTTACTTCGTCATCCATTAAAAATTTACCACCTTCGTATCCTGTCAAGCTTGTATTGCGCACGTCTAATAATTTATTATATAAAAATTCAGACGTTATATCTTTATGTTTACTTTCAAAAGAAAAATCAATAGCTAAATCCCTACGATTCCCTCTATAAGAAATAAATTCAATATTTGTACATGCGGTATAATTGCCATCCAGCATTACACATTTGTTTTCATTTTTAAATGGTTCTAGCAACCTAATTAAATCACCTAATTTCATTTATTTACTCTCCAAAATCTCAATTAATTTATCTATTTGTAGGTTAGATTGTTTTACTTCGGCATCATTATCATCAGCCTCATAACCCACTGCCACAGCAGCATCACAAACAGCTCTAGCAGCAACACCACTTGAAAACCCATCATCTTGAACAGGAGCAATAATAACGCGATAAGCAGCAGAAAGAACATTCCTATTACCATAATAATTAATATCCATACCAGGGTTATTAGCTAAATTAGCATTATCAGCAGCCACTTCTAATTCTTTAATAGTTGCTTTACCATCAATGTATAATTTTAGCGTATCAACTGCTTTAACACATCTTTTATCCTTCATGAGATGTTTAATTTCATTAACACACCACCACGTGTAATAATAACAAGTTTTTTTATCTAAAAATTTGCATGCAATCCAGTTTATATCTTGTAAATCTTTTTCTTTTACTTTATGTCGATACTCTTTCACAAAGTTAAGCAATGTATCTGAGTAATCAGTAGGAATTCCAATTCTTTTAGCATTACTAATTACATCAATTGCATCGTATGTTACTAATTTCATTTATTTACTCTCCAAAATCTCAATTAATTTATCTATTTGTAGGTTACTGTATATATCATAAACAGCAATAGCGCCGTCCCAAGCAGCAGCAACATCAGCATCAACAGCAGCAACTTTAGCAGCAAGATAAACAGCAACATCAACAGCAACAGCAACATCAACATCAACATCAACATCAACAGCAACAGCAGCCTTAGCAGCCTCAACAGCAGCATTAGCAGCATAAAAAGGACAATAAGCAGCATCATCCTCAACATAAGCAGCATCAGCAGCATTAACAGCAGCTTTTAATTCTTTAATAGTAGCAACGCCATCAATATAATCTTTTAGAATATTAATAGCTTTAACACTTCTTTTATCCTTCATAAGATGTTTAATTTCATTAACACACCACCACGTGTAATAATCACGAGTTTTTTTATCTAAAAATCTGCATGTAATCCAGTTTATATCTTGTAAGTTTTTTACTTTATGTCGATACTCTTTCACAAAGTTAAGTAGAGTATCTGAGTAATCAGTAGGAATTCCAATTTGTATTGGATTGTAACATGGGTTCCATTCCATTATTGCATCGTATGTTACTAATTTCATTCACAATCTCCACAAATTCGTTCGTTATATTCAAGTTCATCGCTAGCGCATCTATTACAACGGTTGGTGCGTGACTCAACCCATTTTTCATGGGCATCAAACTGGTGGTCTATTATGTCCACATCATATTCCTTTCATTAATATGCTCAGTGTAATAATCCACTTCGTAAGTAGATTCTATTCCTTCATCATCATTATAAATATTTAAAAAATATTTTTCACATTTTGTGGCGTCACTGTCATTGTCAAAATAATAACATTTACTATTTTTTAAACTATTTATCTTTTTAATTTGTACAATGTAAATTAATTTCATAGTTTACTTTTTCAAAGCGTTACGTTTTGTAACGGATTAGTTACGTTAATTATGTCTTACATTCAGACATGATAACCTACCATCGCGGTTACCTGCGCGCTTTTTCTCAAGCCATGCAGTATTATAACTCAAAAGATAACCGAATGGCAAACTATTTTTAAGTGTATATCGTAACTCATTGAATTATATATAAACTATTTTATTAAATACAAGATAATAAGATGGATAATTAACCTATGTTTGACATTGACAGTCAAGTATGATATAATATATACTTAATTAATAAAGTAAATAAAATGGCAAAGAAAAAACCACAAGCACAATATAACAGAACTCATAAAAATAAGCACGATCTAACAAGTATACGTCTTAAAAAATCAACTGTAAAAAGTTTAGCTGATTTAAAAACATTACTTAATGTTGAAAATCAGAACGAAGTTACAGAATATTTAATAAAATTCCATGAAGAGAATAAATAAATGAGTGTAAATTACATGACGGGAGAAAAGTGTCAGAGTTTAGAAGATGATATTAGCACTGATGTGTTATACGAAAGTATTAAAGATCATCTTAAATTTAATCACAAATTTAGAAACTTATCGCCAGAAGATTATCAATCACGTATTAAAAAGATTGCAGATGCGTTAGATATATAGTATAATAACGGAATGCGATGTTGTAGGTGTGGTAACCAAAAACATTGTTACATATAACTAATAGAGCCTGTAATAGGCTTAGAATAACAAAGCTATGTATTAGTTCATGGTATTACCACTTATATAGTTATTCTGAGTTTATTACAGGCTTTTTCTTTTTAAAGGTCACAAAATGGCAAATAATAAAAATATCGTGTGTGATAGTTTTGTATTTTATCGTAGTTTTATTGAAGGAATGGAAGGTTTAAATGATGAAGAAGTTGGCAAATTATTAAAAGTTTTATGTCAATATGCTTTAAATAATAATGATTTTTCTGATAAATTAAAGGGTTTTAGTCGTAATATTTTTACTATGATAAAGCCTTTAGTTGATGCAAATAATAAGAAAAGACAAGTAGGGCAAAAAGGAGGCAGACCAAAGGGTTTAGTGGTTAAAAAAGAAATAACCACAGGTTATGAAAATGAAAAACCAGAGGTTATTAAAAAAAATAACCAGAGGTTATTAAAAAATAAACCTAATGAAGATGTAAATGGTAATGGTAATGAACATGATAATTTTAATATATCAATTTTAGATTATTATAACAAAGTTACAAAATTAAAGTGTACCCTAAACGACGACATTATTCACAATTTAAAAATCATACAGGATGATGGGCATAGTTTAGACGATTGTAAAATAGTTATAGATTTTATTACTAATGATAAACATCATATTGATGGAGGTTGGACTGGATTAATTAATATTTTTAGACCGACTAAATTTGTGGAAAAATTGGAAAGGGCTAAATTATTAAAAGCCAAAAACCAAAGCAACAATCAATATATAACCGAATCAACGCATTTAGATTTTGCCTAAGGGGGAATTATGTCTTTATCAACAAATACTAAAATAATGCCGCATGATGTATCAACTGAGCAGGTATTATTATCATGCATAATTAATTATCCAGAAGCTTACTACGAAGCTTCTACATTAGAAGATGATGTTTTTTATCGGGCAGAACATAAAATATTGTTTATGTGTATTAAAAAGCTCTATGTAAATAAAAAAGAAGTTAATGCAGTAACAATATTTGCAACTTTAACAGAAGAAGAAATAGAATATATTGGAGGCGAGGATTATTTAAATAGTTTAGTAGAATGTTACGGTAGCAAGTGTTCTCGTTTTATAGAAATAGTAAAAAGTTATATTCAAATTTTATTAGAGTTTTATAATAGACGTAATTTGATTGTTAATAGTCAAAAACTGATTGAAGAATGTTACTCAAACAATGAACAAGAAATTGAAACAATATTATCATCTTATTTGCCTAATTTTGCTTTATCTAACCACACTAATGATAAAATATATTACACCGAAGATTTTATAGAAATGATACAAGAATATCAGGGTAAAGAAGAAAATTATATACCTACGAATGATAGTAGTTTAGATACTATTTTAAATGGTGGGCTAGGAGAGGGTGAGTTAATAATATTGGCTGGTAAGTCAGGAATGGGAAAAACCGCAGTTGCTATAAATTTATTTACAAGCTTGATAAAAACCAATAATGCAATTTATTTTAGTTTAGAAATGACTTTTAACGAAATAGCAAAGCGTATTTATTCTAACATTACGCATAAACACTTGCATAATGATTTAACAAATGAGGATTTAGATAATTTATATTTAGCAATTGGAACTCGTAAAAATATGGCAATTGTTGATAATACTAAGTTTAATTTAACTCTTTTGAGAAAATATATCATTGATTATAAGCTTAAACACGGAGATTTAAACGTAGTCATTATTGATTATTTGCAAATTATGTCAAGAAAAAATAAACAATCTGAGTATGAAGCTTTAACAGAAATTACTAGAGAACTAAAAATAATAGCAATGGAGTTTAAAATATGTATAGTATGCTTATCACAATTGAGCAGAGCTGGTGCTGATAGAAAAGAAAAACGTCCACAGTTAAGCGACTTAAGGGGTAGCGGAAGCATAGAACAAGATGCAGATATAGTAATGTTTATACACCGTGAGGAATGGTATTATAAAGAGTTGGGGCAATCCGTGCCATTGGAGTTACAAAATGGGTTAGAGCTTATAATAGCTAAATTTAGACGTTATATGCCAAATAAAATACTATATCAAGCTGATTTAAAATATAGCTATTTAGATGTGATGCCTCCACTTTTAAAAAGTAAGTATATAGATTTTTTAAAACCAAAAAATAATTAACCATTTTCTCCAAGTGGGGTAAATGGTATGCTAAAAATATATCATTTTATCGACATGATAAAGAAAGGTAAAAAATGTTAACAATACAAAATTTTGATATAGAACGATTTAAAATATTGAAACCAGCAGAATATATTGAATTTATAAAAGAATATCTTATAAGCTGCGGATTAACTAATAATAATTACTCTATAGAAAATATTTTAGGTTATAATGTTCCTGATGTTTTATTAATTTTAGGAAGTGATGACGCTGCTGAGTATGTTTTATTGCTTGATTTTTTTGATTTATTAGCAGAAGAATTTAAAAAAATTCCTGCTTATTTATGTGATTTTAATATGATATGTTAAGAATGACTTATCCAAATTTGTTTTTTAAAAATAATTAAAATAAAGTAGAAAGGTAAAAAATGGACAATAAAAAAATGTTAAACGTGGTTAGTTTATTTGCAGGAATTGGTGGAATTTGCCAAGGACTTAAAAATGCAGGGATGAACATAATATGGGCAAATGAAATTGATAAAATGGCTTGTCTTACATACACAGCCAATCACCCAAACATAAGTCTTATTAATGATGATATTAATAATATAAAAACAACTAATATCCCAAATTGTGACGTACTAACCGCAGGATTCCCCTGCCAAGCATTCTCAATTGCTGGATATAGAAAAGGATTTGATGACGAACGTGGCAATTTGTTTTTTAGTATTCTTAGAATTTTACAAGAAAAAACTCAAAAACCATCTGTTATTTTTTTAGAAAATGTAAAAAATTTATTAACACATGATAATGGTAAAACATTTAAAATAATTTGTAGTGAACTTAATAAACTTGGTTATTTATTGCACTTTAAAATATTAAACTCTTGCGATTATGGGGATGTTCCGCAAAATAGAGAAAGAATTTTTATAATCGGATTTCTTGGTATAAGTGCATATAATAACTTTAAATTTCCAGAAATAATTAATTTAACTAAAAGTATAAAAGATATAAAAGAAGACGCGATAAAAGACAAATATTATTATACTGAAAAAAGCAAGTATTATCTCGAATTAAAAAAAAATATTATAAATCAAAATAGCATTTATCAAATTAGACGGGTATATGTTAGAGAAAATAAAAGCAATCTATGCCCTACATTAACAGCTAATATGGGTACTGGTGGGCATAATGTACCTTTAATATTGGATGATAAAGGCATTAGAAAATTAACACCAAAGGAATGCTTCAATTTACAAGGATTTCCAAGTGATTTTATATTGCCAGAAATATCGGACTGTCACTTATATAAACAAGCGGGCAATTCGGTAACTGTTTCAGTAATTGAAAGAATTGCTAAAAATATAACAATTTAATTGCAAATAAAACTTGACAGTCAAGAAGTAATTTGATATAATATCGTTAGCACTTAAAAGATTGTCTTTTAAGTGTTGTAACATGCAACTATTTTTGTTTTTAGAAGTGTGTTAGGTTTATAATTATTTAATGCTCATACGATTAAAAAATTGCACAGTACAGCACAGCACATGAAACCCACTGACGGGAGTTGCTTACCTTCTCCTGTCTCCAGATCTTCTAAAGAAGTTAAGATTATAGGCATCTTAATTTCTTTATGGGCTTTGTTATTTTGTTGTAATTATTCTCTATTAAGCCCTTACGCGGCACAGAAAATACAGACTTTCTTAATAAGCACAGAACAGAACTTGATTAAACGGCGAACATATTGCAAGTGAGTTTAATCATTTAAACCCGCAATAAAAACATCTTTGCGGGTTTTCTATAAGTACATTAACTTCTACAAATTAATAACTACTGCAAAATTATTAAATGAGATTACATTAATTTAATAAAGTTAACAGAGGTCATTTATCGACGTTTTGGTAAATGCAGGTAATAAAAATTCGGTATCAGGTCTGGCTTTTTGTAATCAAGGCAATGAGACATACAGCGAATGAACCTAAAATTTTAATTTGTAGACGTAAATATATTTAGTGATATTTCGTTAGTTCGCACGAGATGTTAAGAATCATGAGCAAATTCTCAACATTAAATCGTTTTAAAGTAAATTTAGTACTCGGGTTCTATTAGCGAAAAAAAGGATTAAATTGAAATAAAAACGTGCGAACTAACAAAATATTATTATAATGTGTTATAATACGTACTTATTATCCTGCTAATAACAGGCTACCAGTTTTGTAGCTATCTATCTAAAAATTCTGTGCTACTGGACTTCTTTTTATTAAATATATTAAGTCGGATTGTAACTTCTAGGTTGAATCCGACTTTTTATATTCAAGCTATTTTTTATTTTGATGCGCCAAAATAAATAGTTCCATCAAGTAGCATATTAATTTTTTATTTAAATATTATTAAAACTTTATCTGTACTTTTACAAAATCAAATATTAATTGTTCAACTTTTTTATTAATTTTTTCGTTGTTTTTTGAGTTTTTTATCGGAATTAATTCCATTAATTTTAAAAAATCATAAAGATATTTTACGTAATTTTGTTGTCTTTTTGTAATTTCTAATATTAGTTTTTCTATTTTATCCGAATCGATTGATTTCAGTGAATTTTCAAAATTTTTGGTGATAAAAAAATTGTTCAAAAAATAATTTAATCTTAAAATTGTTTTTAGAGTTTTATAATGCTTAGAAGTTTTATAATTACCGTTTTGATATTCTAGTAAAGTTTTAATATTTTTTAATATATTACCTTTAACTGAATTAACTAAATTAGACAAATTAGCTGTTACAATTTCTTCCCGCATTGACGTTAATTTATTATACAAATTAAACCACTCTAAATTATTAGTAATAACCTCTTTGCTGTAAAGCAACTCTAAATTATTGGGGTGAGAGGCTTTTAGTAAAGCTGGTAGCGTGCGTATATCTTTGTATTCCATGTCGTGTATTCCTATTTTTTCCACTTTTGACAGTTTTTTGTTGTAATACAAATCTTCAAAAGTTGGACAAACAAATATTTTATAATCTTTGTCTGAATTCTCATTGTTAAGATTATAATTGTGCGATCCGACCAATATTTGTAGCATAAATTATTCCTTTTTATAACTAATATTAAATTCAATAATATCGTTTTTATTTTTATATGTTTTTTTAGCTGCGTTAAATGCTAAAAATGGGGAGGATATAGCTAAGCATATGCCCAGCAGTAAAAATGTTGCTATACCCCCAAAAAATGTAATTACGCCACATTTAATTTTATTTAATTGTTTTATTTATTTGATTTTTCTATTTTTTCAATTAATGATTTTAATTTTAACGCAATCTCAAGCCCCAGATCTACTGAAGTAAAACCGTTTAACATTTCAAAATATTCTAACAAGTGATTAGATATAATTTTTAGTTTTTGTACATCAATATCAGTTATAATTTTTTTGTCATTTTGTTTCATTATGTGCCTCACTTTCTAAGTATTTTGTTTCTGTTTTTAGTAAATAATTTACAAATTCGCTTGCTGTAAGCTTAAGTTCTTGTTTACGAGATGTAAACTTAGCAAATAATTCTTTTTTTATACTAATTACTTGCATTTTTTCTTTATGCCAATTATTTTTATATTGTTTAATTTTATTTAATTTTGACATTGCTTTATCTAGCAAATCAACAGTTTCTTGTAATTTTGTTGTATCAGCCATTATTTTTTACTCTTAAAATTATCGGTTATAAAGTGTCTAATTAAGTTACGCAATACGTTCTTGTAAAATTTAATTGTTTTATGCATAATTTAATCCTTTTTATATGTTATAGTTAGTGTATAAAATTGTATTTATAGTTTTTTTTTAAAACTTGTGCTATTTAATGTTAATTTTATTAAATAATTAACTCTTTTTATATTATAAATTGTTATAAGTTGGTAAATCAAGAGTTAAGTCTTGTTTGCAAATTATTTTATATTTATGCATGTCTAATACCTTTTTTGTTTATAAGTTATCGTTAAATTTTGCCAATAAAATTTTGTTATTAGCATTTCTATTTTAAGTTTGTTAGTGTTATTAACATTAAAGCTAAAATCAAACGTTGTTATGTTATCTATTTTATTAATAGTATTTTTATCGCATATAGCGTTAATAAGCGCAGTATATTGAGTAAATTCATTGTGTAATAAATTATTTAAATGAGATTTTAATTTTTTATTACTCTCGTAGTTTTTAATTATGTTAATCATTATGTGCCCTTTTTAAAATATAATATAATTTTACCAATTTGTACTAACTGTTGATTTTATCCAGTTAAAATATTTGCCGACCTGCAAATTAAATTTTTCTAATGATTCTAAATCTGTAAAATTTAAATGTGCATTACCGTTTTTAAATACTTTAACATTAAAATACTCACTTTTATATATCTCTGTAGTTTTTGGCGAGTACGGCATAATGTACGGGTCTACTTTTTTAGCTGTTATAAAATTAAAACATTTAATAATATCTGAAATATTATCTTGAATGTTATAAGTTAAAATTACCTTTGTGCCGATTTTATCTGATGTCATAGACTTAAATTTTTCTTTATTTTGAAATGGATTAATGTTTGTCATTAATAAATAACAAGCTTTTACCTGATTTTTTATAATATCATCGCTGTTATTTAACAAGCTTGCTACTAAATCGTGTGCTGATGTTTCTGTGATAGAAAAATTATTATTACGTGATAGTACGTTTAAGCTTTTATATAATTCGTTAGCGTTTTTTTCTGTCATTAAATTTTTAATTTTATCGTATTGTAATATTTCTCTTATAAAACTGCTATTCAATGACTCATAAAAATTATTGCCACGGTATGGGTTTTTCCTTAAGCCATCTATGTCTTCGTATGATGTTCTTTCGTATAATTCGTTTAACTCTTTAAACTCTTTAAATGTTTTTTCAACGTCTTTTATTTTTGCAGTCAAACGCTGGTACTTATCAACGATTGTTTTTATTTCGCTATGTGTAATGATCTCCATTTTTCTTACCTTTTTTAACATTTTTGCATTAAAATTTTAACGTCTAACTCTGTAATTATTTCTTTTTCTACATCTTCGCAATATGCAATTTTAGACACTGTAAATAATATCTGACAAAGTTTTTTATCAGCGTATAATTTGCTTTCAAATTTATTTATTCTATAACTTTCAAACGCATAACCGACAACTGCAGGTATACAACGCTCCGCAATCTCTGTATCTAATAAATCCTCTAACCATACGTCATCGTGTGTATATATTTCATTTATTAATTTATCTCTGTTGATTATTTTCATAATAGTTTACTCCTTATAGTTTTATTAAAATTACTCTCTAGCTCAGCTTGATTATTGATTATTTGACATACGTTCAATTTAATATCGTTTTTTATTGCTTGTTTAGCAATTGTAAAATTAATAAAATCTTTATTATTTAATATTTCTAGCGCTATTTTTTTTAAATTGCGTACATCAGCAGTGAATGGAATATGGTAACTAGAATAATTGTTTTTAACCCAACTATAAGCCCATCTATCTTTTTTATGATATTCAATTGTTGCTTTATTTCCATACTCATCTTTATATCTGTATATAGCATTTAGTCCTATACCTATTTTTTCCCATTTCATAATATTTTACCTTTTTAAAATTAAAGTGCTATGCTAAGCGATGTGTTATTTAAGTTTATATTTTCTAAAAATGCCCCCGCAAATTTAACAAGTATTAATTTTGCTTTAGTTAAGTTAACGTTAGTAAAATTTGACTCAATAAAATCCGCTTTGTACGCTTTTGCATATGTTAAATCGCAGTCTAAAAATTTGCTACAATCTAACATCGCATTATTAAAATTTATTTTGCTTAAATTACAGTTATAAAAATTAACTCTGTAAGCATATGCTTTTGTAAAATTAGCCTTACTTAAATCAGTATCTATAAAAGTTGCGCCCAGTAATTTAGCCTCGCTTAAATCAGAGTTTGTAAAATTACAAAATATAAACTTACAACTATTAAAATTAATATTAGTTAAATTAATATTACTTATTTGTATATTTTCAAAATGTATAAAGCTAAAATCTCTATGTCCACATTCGTAAGCTAGTATAACTTCTTCAGCTGTCATTTTGTTGTTCATTTTCTTATAGATATTTAATAAATTTATTATTTTAATTTGTGTAAATTTATGAGCAAGATCTAAAGCTGTATAACCATATTCATCTTTAACATCAACATTAGCCCCCAGCTTTATAAGTAGCTCAACTGCTTCAACGTCGCACGTTATTGCGGCGTACATCAGCATAGTATATCCGTATTCATCTTGTGTGTTAATATCTGCACCAAGTTTTATAAGTCTCTCAACTCCGACATAATCTTTATTAATATAAGCCCTAATTAAAACACTAGTTAGTAATGATATCATCTTCTTACCTTTTTAAAAATTAATACATTAATGTAAGCTATTGCTAACTTACATTAGATATTAACTTTAATTTGTTATAGTAATTCTAAAATATTTTTTATCAATTAACATATTACCCCAGCCTTTTACTCAAAGTTACATACATTTCATATCTACAAAACGCATTACCACCGCACACACTTTCAAATTTCCAACCTTTTTCTTTCATTTTATTAATATATTTATTTATTTTAAGCTCTACACGATCTCTAGCTGATAATTTAAAGTTGCAAAAACCATCATTTGCAACAGTTAGTCTTTTGCATATTGTTCTCATATTATTCACCTTTTTAAAATTTGTTTCTTTTTTTACTCTATGACAGTATTATAACACTATCTATATAAGATGTCAAATAATATTACGCATAAGATGTAATATATATTGTAAGTTACTGATTTCATTGATAACTATTTTTGAAATAAATTGAAATAAATTGAAATAATTATAGATATTTATTATATTATATGAGTTTGTCGAGATTATCGACGAAATGAGATATAAATTAAAATGCAAATTAGATAGATAATAGTTAAATATAGTAGATGATATTATGATATAATGTTGTATGTGAGTCTATGCTTATGGATATTACCCCTTAGTTCTTGGCTAGCTTCCCCTTCCACTCCTCTACCTACCACTCAACCGTCCCAAAGGTTTTCACTTGCTCCACTTGTTGCAATATTATTCGCTTATGTGTTACTTGTTACTACAAATATTACTATTAATAAATAATAATAGACTTGTTTTTATTTTTGGTGCGTATATCGTGTATAGTATAGCGTCGTTTATGACAGATTATATCTCTTAGTGAGTACAGATAACTGTATAATAATTTGTCGGGTTGAACTAGCCCACTTTCGATATTATACTACAAATAAAAAAAGGTCAGCAAAATATAATAACAAAAATATTTGACGATTGACAACAAAAATGGTACAATTACACCAATAATTAATCGGTGTAAATGGTGTAAATAATGGCTGGTAAGAGAAAAATCACAGATAAACAGTGGCTTGAGATAAAACAGATGTATGAAATGGGTGTCAAAGTTAGAGATATTGCAGCAAAATATGATTATGATCATGCTAATATTATTCGCAAAGCTAAAAAATTGGGCTGGATAAATGGCTCAACAATGCAGATAGTACAAGCAAAAGCTGAAGCGATTAAAGATATTATTACAATTGACGCCCACTTACACCAAAACAAATCTGAATTTGAGAGAGAAATAATCAACGAGAGAGTATTAGAGCTAGCTGAGTTAAAATATCAAGCACAAACTTATCAAAGTACAATGTTTGACGTGTTAAATTTAGCAGCTAATCAAGCAAAAAAAATCGTTGCTAATAATGTTGATGGCACATACATAAAAGCGGAGGGCGCTAATGGCACAACGTATGGCTTAACTAGCGAGATAATACGCAATTTAACCCCCGCTATGACAGCGGCTAACGCTATATTAGGTGTTGGTAAAGAAACAGCGGCAGTACAAATTAATAACAATGGTGTAGAGGAGACTAGTCAAGTCAAAATCTACATTCCTGACAACAAAAGAAGTAAAAATAAATTATAAAAAGGAAAAAATAATGGCTAAATTAGTAAAATTTAACGTGCGCACAGAATTTCACAATATTCCAGATGACAAATATAAACACGAATTGGATTTGATGGAGAAGTTAGAAGATGAGGACTGGGAAAAATATGCACGTAAGTTGACTAGCTCACGTAGTAAATATCAGTACGTGCAGGTGGGAATCGGGCAAGAAGTAGCTGTACCAAATTGGTATTATGACGCCCACAAAGACGACAAAATCAATATGGGCTTGTCATTTGATAAATATCGTGATGCAGGTGGCAATATAATACCATTTAATACAGCTGAAGCTATGCGCCATGGTGATTTGCAGAATCTTGACGATACTATGCAGACAGTGAGCAGATTTGAGCTTGTAAAAGACTTAGACAGTAAAATTAAATGACGCAATATTTTGAAGACAGAATTATAATAAAAATCAATACTAATGATTATGCTAATTCATTAATTATTGATAAAAGAAAATTTGTAAACGATAAACAGTATACATTTAAAGTAAATGACAAAATTGTACACTTATGTAAACAAGAATTGGATAGTAAAGCTAAATAATGACTCAATCTAAATTAACTGCTCAGCAAGCTATAAATAAATTTGTCAAAAAGAAGCAAGATAGACAAAATAGACAAATAGTAATGCTATGTAAAACGAGTAATATATT